TCTAAAGAAGAAATATTAAGGCCAGTTGCTGCATGGACTCTTGTTAATGCTGGTACTTCTTTTGATGATGAACGAGTTACAATAGGTACAAATGGTGTCGGTTCGGCCGCAACAAACTTCTTATCAAGTAAGTTTATTGGTCGTACTTGGTCCGATAACAAATACTTAGAAGTACATTGTAAAGATGGGGCAGATACATTAAAGATTAAAACTGGTGCTAAAGCCGGTTCGGGTACTGAAGTTTCTTTTATACCAGACTTTGACTTATTTGAAGTCGATACATTACAAGAATTAGACACAGTATCATTAATTGAAGATAGGCTGATGTCATTACAAATGGCATTCCCTGAGATTAATTTCTATTTTAATAAGAGGCGTATTAAGGTAACTGACCTCAAGAAATATGCTGCCTTATTTGACGAAACAACAATTATTGAAAAATCAGATAACCTTGCAATGTTCTTTGCTCCATCAGAGGACGGTTTCCGTTCTAATAGTTTTATAAATGGAGTGAATACAAGACAAGGTGGTAATTATGTAGATTATATTGTAAACAGTATTGTCGATGAACTGGTTACAATGATTAAGCGTAAACATAAAGTAGAGGTACTTAAAACTACAATTAAAAGTGGTTTAACCTTTGTAATGTTTGCTCGTAATTTTATTAATCCAAAATTTGATAGTCAAACAAAAGAGCGTTTAACAAATCCTTTTAGTAATATTAAGGAACATGTTGAATCGGCAGAGATTAAAGACTTTGCTTTTCTTGCAAGAAAGATTTTAAATACGCCAATTATTATTGATCCTATTATAGAGGCTCAATTGGCTAAGAAAATGGCAGCCGATAAACGAGCAGCAACACTTGCTCAAAAGAAATTGAGAAAAGTAAAGGTTGCCAAGCATATATCAGCAAACCGTGATGATGCAATATTAAAGATTGTAGAAGGAGACTCGGCTATGGGTTTCCTATTAAAGGTTCGTGACCCAGACAAAGTAGGAGCATTTCCATTACGAGGTGTGATTATGAATACTTGGGATATGAAACCTGCTGATGTATTAAAGAATAAAGAATTAAGTGAATTGGTCGCAGTATTAGGCTTAGATATTAATAATCCAAATAGTGTTGATGATATGACCTATAAACATATCGCAACATTAACCGATGCTGACCATGATGGTATTGGGCATATCAGCCCATTGTTGGTTGCGTTCTTCTATAAGTTCTGGCCGAGGTTGCTCACCGAACGCCGTGTGATGATTACTAGGACGCCTATAATGATTTCCACAAAAGGTGATGATGTACAGTGGTTCTACACCTACGAAGACGCCTCTGCGTTTAAGACTAAAGAGTCAAATTGGAAACACAGATATATTAAAGGTCTTGGTTCATTGACAGAGGACGAATATAGTATTATTATTAATAAGCCAACATATGATATTGTAACTGTTGATGACGCAAATATGTTTCAAATGATGTTTGGTAAAGATTCTGGTTTGCGTAAGGAGTTTATGTTTCAATGAGTGATTTAACACAATTTACAAGTACAAATGAATTAGGTACTGATTACCCTATTTCAAATATTGCCGCAAATGAATGGAAGTCATTTGCCATGTATACTGTTGAATCTCGAGCAATACCAAATATGATTGATGGATTAAAACCAGTCCAAAGATTTTATTTGTACTCATCTATATTAAACAGTAAAAAAGATTTTAAAAAGGTATCTGCAGTATCGGGTATTATTTCCGACTATGGTTATAATCATGGAGAATCTTCCGCGGCAGGTGCCGGCCAATTAATGGCAGCAACTTGGAATAACAATATTTGTTTAATTGAAGGTCGTGGTTCTTTTGGAACACGATTGGTTCAAGAAGCTGGTGCTGCTCGTTATGTCTATACTCGACTATCAGATAATTTTAACAAGTACATTAAGGATTTGGATTTATCTCCAGTTCATAATGATCCAGAACACGAGCCACCTGCATTTTATCTGCCTGTAATTCCTCTTGTATTAATTAATGGAACAAAAGGTATTGCAACAGGGTTTGCGACAAATATTCTCCCTCACTGCCCAGACAGTATTAGTAAGGCCTGTATAGAATATTTGGAAACAGGTAATATTGCAAATCCGATTGATATTAAATTCCCAGAGTTCAGTGGAACTGTGGTGCAGAATAAAGAAGAACCAAACAAATATATTGCGTATGGCACCTATACCAAGCGTTCAAAAACGCAACTCTCCATTACTGAGGTGCCATACGGATTCGACAGAGAATCATATATTAAGGTCCTTGATGGATTAGAGGACGATGGTGACATTGTCTCCTACGAAGACCTATGTGATAAAACAGGTTTTAGGTTTGAAGTGAAATTAAAGCAGAATACATCTGCAAAATGGACTCAATCTAAAATTATCAGTAAATTCAAATTGAGCAAACCCTTTGCTCAGAATTTAACTGTTATTGATTACGAAGGTAAACTTCGTGAATATAAAGACGCACGAGAGTTGATTAAAGATTTCTGTGAATATCGTTTGGGTATTTTACAGAAAAGAATTGATGCTCGAAAAGCAGAATATGAAGAAGAGGTTCGTTGGTTAAATGTGAAAATGGAATTTATCCAAGCCGTAGTGGATGGCCGCATTATATTTAAGGACCACACACGAACACAAGTTCAGAAACAAATAATGGAAGAGACATCGGCCGAAGGAGGTGACTGTGCCAGATTGCTCTCATTAGGTATCATGACTTTGACAAAAGACGAGATTACAAAATTGAAGAAACAGATTGCTGAAACAAAACGAACCTTGAACTTCTGGAAAAAGACAAAACCACAAGACCAATTTACAACTGATTTAGAGGCAATTTAAATATGTTTAAATCTATAGGCGATTTAATATTAAATACATTTGATAATGGATTCCGTATCGTTAAAACTTCGGATGAAGATTATAAACATTGGGTTCTAGATGAAACTGATATTCAGATTGGAGACATCTACGAAGTAGGACCCAATGGATATTTTGAATTAATAAAAAGGCGAGATGAGTTATCTTAATAAGAAACTATCAGTAGAAGGATTATCACTCAATGACATCAATACTCTCTATCATGAGTTCTTTCATAGGAAAGATTATGAATGGTATCGTGATGTTGAGCCTGATGATATTGTGGTTGATATTGGGGCTAATGTGGGTTTCTTTACATGCCATGCTCTTGATCGTGGTGCTTCCACCATATATGCTATTGAACCTGCAAAACACCATCTCAAAACGCTTCTAAGAAACACTTCTGATTTTCATATAGATACCGGTTCAACTCCTGTTATCCCTATTCATGCAGCGATTGGTACATCTATAGATCATATTGCAAACGTATTTGATAATAACCCAGACTTTCCTCTGATGTCATTTAGTCATTGTATGACAAAGTATGACATTTCTTGGATTGACTATCTTAAAATCGACTGCGAAGGTGGAGAGTATGACATTTTTCAGGAATCAAACTTTAGATTCCTAAGAGAAAATGTAGGCCACATTGCTGTGGAGTTTCATGTCAATAATATGTATTGTGTAGAAGAATGGATTCGAGTCCGAGACACAATGCTTCAAAAATTTGATACAAATAAAATTCGGTTCTTAGAACATGAAGATAGAGAAAAAGCTTTTGATGATGCTTCTCTATGGCTTCTTGATGAAGAATGGAATTCTTTTATGCTCTATATTAGTAATTAGTAATATAAATCATAAACTCTTTTGGCAATAATCTCAAAGGCGTTTCCGAAAAAACTTTTTCCCTTAAACTTTCGTCCATAAATTTGAGTCTATTTGTATCGTGAAATGGCTTTATAAATTTATGTCTAAAATTCCAAAATCTCTCATATGTCACTGGTAAAGTATCAATATGCACATTAATTGCGGCATGACGAACATGAGCTGAGAAATAATCTAAGTGGTCAATTAAAAAATCAAGTTCGGCTCCTTCAGCATCAATCTTCATAAAATCAACATGTGCAAGGTCATATTTACCTACAAATTCTGTAAGCGACATCAACTTGACATCTTCAACTTCTTCATCATTATATACAGTTGACTTATAGATGTTACCTCTATGAATATCTGTTTTACCCATAACGGCATTAATTGGAACCACTGGGCTATCATCAGTATCCATAATATAATCACTTACATTTTTAATTGCTGCTTTCAATAATCGCCTATTGGGTTCAATCATATAAACTTTTTTGGCACCAGCATCTAATGCTTTTGCAGAAAACATACCAATACCTGCTCCAACGTCAACAACAATATCATCTGGCAATACTTCATACCACCAGTCATATTTTTTATTAACCCAGAAATTTTGATATAGCTGATTGACTTCGTTAATAGGAAGTCCTGCTGTGTCCATATCGAAAGAAAGACTTTTGATTCTCATTCTATAGCTCCAAACTTTAATAAATAGTATAAACCAATATGTTTATTTATAGGGATTTTTATGGCAGAAATTATTAACAACTATCTATCACCTGCATCGTTTACAATATCAGTTGATAGAATGCCTAATGTTGAATTTTTTACACAATCATTATCCATTCCTGGTGTGAGTGGTAGCCCTGTAGAAATGGTAACTCCTGTAAGATCTTTTTATCAACCTCAAGATAATTTACAGTATGACGATTTAAGTCTTTCTTTTATTCTTGATGAAAATATGAAAAGTTACCAAGAAATATTACAGTGGATGGAAGGTATCGGTTTCCCAGAAAGTACTGACCAATACAGTACATATAAAGCTGAAAATCAATCTAGAGGTCTCTTTTCTGATATTTCTGTTGTGATTACAAATAGCCACAAGAACCCAAACATCAAATTTACTTTTATTGATTGCTTCCCTGTCAGCTTAGGTTCAATCGACTTAAATGTAAATACACAAGATATTGCATACGCAACTTGTGATGTAACTTTTAGACACGGCCAATTTAAAATAGAAAATATTTAAAGCCGGTTGACATTTAGAACAATTTCTGTTATAATAGTACTAAAATGGTACTAGGATTTACATTATGAATACAGATGATATTTCAAAAATTTGGGCAGCAGATGCTCCTATCGACGAGACGAATTTAGTTCGTGAGAGTAAGCGCATCCCAGAGCTTCATAGCAAATATTATAATATGTACTACCGAGAAGTATTGCGTGTTAAAAAATTAAAAGCTGAATATAAAGAGCTTGAAAGATTGAAGCGTGAATATTATGATGGTAGTATGGACGAACAAACATTACGAGAAAAGGGATGGAAACCTTTTCAACTGAAAGTCCTTCGAAATGATTTAGACAAATACATTCAATCCGATACTGATATTATTAAATTAAGTTTGACGATTGACTTTCATACAGCAAATGCAAATTACCTAGAAGATATAATTAAAACTATACACAGTAGAAACTTTGTTGTCAAGAATATGATAGACATACTCAAGTTTCAGGCAGGAGATTATTGATGTGGACATGGATAGTTAATAAATGGAATCATTTCCTTGAAGGGTCTTTCCAAAGACAAGCAAATAGAATATTCGAGAGAGATTTAGCAAAGAATACTATAGACCAAACTATTATACATAGGTTGCCTGTAATGGATAAAGAACAAAAAGAAGCAGACCCTGAAGATTTAACATTAGAAAATGCATATAGGACAAGATGGATTTGGTATCATACCATTTTGGCAGTTCTAATTTTCTTTACAAACCTTTTACTATTTGGAATATTTGTTTTATTAGCAATTAAATTATGAGTGATATAATTACGGTCGAAAAAGTTGACGCGGTTTATATGCGTATTAATGCAGATGCTTCTGTAAAAACAGAATTGGCAGAGCATTTCAGCTTCCGACCAGAAGGTTATCAATTCAATCCAAGATTTAAAGCTCGTGTTTGGGACGGGATTATTCGTTTATTTAGTCCATTCAAACCGGTACTTTATGTTGGGTTATTACCTCACCTACAAGAATTTTGTGAAGCTCGTGGATATACATGTAATATACCAGAAAAATGGAAAGAAGGTAAAGTTGAAAAAGGTTATGTAGAAGAATTAGCAAAAGAAATTAACTGTAAATATATTCCTCGTGACTATCAGATTGAATATATTGAAAATGCAATATCCAAAGGTCGATCATTATCACTTAGCCCAACATCATCG